TGGGATCTGCTGGGCGCGCAGATGCACGAGCTGATTGAGCGATCGCAAGAGCTAATTGCCAAGGCGCAGGGGGGACCCGATGGCAATTGACGATCGCGTAAACCAGATATTGACTGCACAGCGGGAAGTTGGCGCGATGTATGCCGAACTCAAGCGTTTCGGCGATGCCAGTGGCGGCGGAGGATCAGGGCCAGTGGATGATCGGCTAAATAGGCTAGAGGGGCGCGTCGATAAGGTCAGTGACGAGCTGAGCGAGGTGAAGGTCAATCTGGCCACGCTGACCGAGCGCATAGCCCATCTGCCGAGCAAGGGGTTCATCGTGACGACCACGATGACATCGCTGGCTCTGATCGCAGCGCTGGTCGTCTTTGCCGACAATATCAAGGCGGCGATCGGCGGCTGAAGTGCTCGATGGTCACATTTTTCGCTCTCATTTGAGGCGGAAAAAAGTGACCAGTGGTCCGAAACCGATATAGCCTATGGCTTTGATGCAAAATCGCCGAGGCCCAACGAGACCTCGGCGACCCGAAAACGCCGGTGAGGGCTGGTTAATCCTGAGGCCCCTTCTTTCCGGTATGGTAGGTTTCGACGATCGTTGTCGCGGGGCTGGCTTTTGCCACGGGGACCGGTACGAACTTCCCGGTACCTGCATCCCGTCCGCGCTGGTGCGTCTTCTTCTTCATGAAATCACCCCCTTTCGAGGCTGCCAGATGAAAGATCAGAAGCTCGTCATCGCGCTATCCGGCGATCCAGCGGAAAGTCCGCTGGGGCTGGTGCTGTGGCGCAACCTTCAGAAATTTGTTGCCGCGCGTGGCGCGGGCGAGGCTCTCACGGATCATGCGGGAGGTTTCATATGCGACATGCTCGCCAACGATCCGGCGGACATTATCGAGTGTGTCGCTGCGGTTGCACCTGGGACAGGTAACCTTGTCCTGCGGTTTGGGATCAGCGACCGTCTGGGCGGGGCACTTGCAGCTGCCGCACAGGATTTCGACTTCAAAACTGCTCATCAAAAGCTCCATCATTAATCGACAAATGGAGCGTTGGTGACAGTTGACCTTGCGGATGGCGAACCTTAAAAGGGCACCGCTATAGCAAATCCACCCGCCACCAACGCGGGTTCACACGAGGCCTCGGACGTTCCAGCGTCCGAGGCCTTTGCTGTTTAGGGCCCTGATACTTTCGGGGCAAGGGGAATCGTCAGAAACCTGTTCACAAATGCCCGCAAAGGCACCAAGGGGAACGAAAGCGGAGCAGCTACCCAAAATGGGGACGATGATGGTTAATGCTGCCCAGCGAGCCTTACAGCGCACGTACGGTCCAACTTTTTGGACAGTTTGGTAGCTATTTCGGACATAACGAAAATTTTATATGACCGATTCGCGTTCCGTTCGCCCGGCGTTCCAAGATGTTCTGACGCTGGCGGTGGCTAAAATGCTGACAGAAATGCCTGCCAGATCCACCAGCGGAGATTCGATGGGCTTTGCTCAAGAATTCCTGTTATGTTCCCCACATGGCCAGCCACGTCCCCAAAGCCGACCATGAAACACTGCGCCAGCGGCCCGAAATGGCCAGCTGCAAGCTGTTGGTGTTGAAGTTCGTTCGCCAGTACATTGCCGACTGGGCGGGATCGCCGAGCCTGGGCGAGATTGCGCATGCGCTGGGCACCAATCGCACGCGGGTGCGGCGGGCGATCAAGCGGCTCGAGGCGGATGGGCAGCTGGTGCGGGTGCCGGGGCCGCGCGGCCTGAGCCTGCCCGAGGAGGAGCCGCTGGCGGTGCGGCAGCTGCGTGCGCGCGGGTGGACGATCAACCCTGGCGATCGGACAGCCACGCCGCCTGCCAGCGGGCCGCAAAGCGTCACAAAAGAGCCTCTGCTGCCACCTGCCGAGCTGGATTATCCTGCGCGACGGGATCGAAGGCGGGAACAGCAGAATGACATCAGAGGAAAAGGCTGAACGGGAGCGCCTGAAGCGGGCCAACGCCGCGCATATGGCGGGCGTTCGCAAGGAAAAGGCTGACCTGCGCCACCTTGCCAATGCGCGCTATGCGCGTCGTCACCCTGCGAAGGCCGCGCAGGAGCGCGCGCTGCGCAAGGCGCACCACCAGCTGACCCGCGACTATGCGCACAAGCGCCATGGGACGCCGGAAACGCATGCACATGCCGCCAAGCAGGGCCAGGGCACGCTGCACCTGCTCTATACCCGGGGCGTGCTCGACCAGTTCGAGCTGGCCGATGCCGACCTGATTGCGGCGATCGCAGCGAAAATCGGCGCCGAGCTGGGGATCCGCACGGTGAGCCTGGAGACGCGGGTGGACCGATCACCGCGCGACGATGGGGCATTCTATGAGGCGCTGGGATGGGTGCGGGCGGAGATGGCCTATTCGCGCTGGCGTGCCTGGCTGCCCGAGCCGCAACCGGTGCTGGCGATTATCGTCGGCGATTGCGGGATTGCGCAAGCGGCGGCGCGTTACGGGATCAGCGCCAGGCGAGCGAAGCGGTTGTTGCTCGAGGCACTCTGGGCCTGGCCCGGGTTTCATGCCGATGCGGTCAAGCGCGTTGATGCGGGCGACCTGGTGGCGATGCATGCGGGGTTGATGTGATGGAAACGTTCTTGCGTCGATTCTTGATGATTACCCTGGCCGTGCCTTTGTGGGCCGTAGGCACATTGTTCCTGCTCATTTTGGCACCGTGCCAGGCCGCATCCCAGCTTGCTTCGACCATGCGCAGGTACTGGTGACCCGCTGAAGCACATTAAATGATGTGTTTTTTGCAGGTGTCACAAAATAGACCCTGCCCAAGGCGCATCGAACGGGGCAAAAACGACCCCGCGATAATTGCGCCCTGAGCCCGCGGCACCCCTGTTCCCCAGGTGCCAGCGGGCTTTTTCATGCGCGGGAGACGCCAGCCATGCCCAAAGGTCTCCTGAGGCATGCCGGCGACATTGGCAGCCGCCTCTCCCTTGCCAGCGACAGGCTTGACCGCCTGTGCCGCGATGTATCGCTGGGCGTTCGGGATCAGAGGCAGTTCGACGAGCTCGAGAGCGATGCACAAGCCATCGCGGCCGATATCGTCGCGGCGTTTCGCCAGCCAGAACCGCGCCCAGGCGGCTGCACCAATTTGCGGAGGCGCATGTGAGCATCGACCTGGAGCAGCTGCGCCAATCGGCGTTCAGCGATTCGACAGCGGATGCGGTGGTTACGCGGGCTTTCCTGCGCCAGGTGCATGCCGAGCTGACGGCTGCGCGCATCACCGAGGCTCAACTGAACCGTGTGCGCACCATGGATGAGGTCATCCACGATCTGCGCATGAACCCGGGCGAGAAGGCGGTGCGGCTGTGACGGCTGCCAAGCATCGCCAGCCTCGCACCGCCGACCAGGCGCGGCCGTTGCTCGAGCGATTTGCCGAGCTGGACGGGCAGCGCGCGCGCATCGAGGCCGAGCGCAACGACGCGATCGCCAAGGCGAACACGGCCGCCGACGAGCAACTGGTGCCGATCGTCGACGAGATGGACGATATCGCCGCCAAGGTTCGCCCCTGGTGGTTCAAGGCGGCGGCCGAACTGCTGCCCGCCAAGCGCAAAACCATGGAGCTGTTCGGCTGCATCATCGGATCGCGCACCGGCAAGACGGTGCTGGCGATCGATGGCGATGACGAGAGCCTGATCGCGGCGCTGGGCAAGACGCGCTGGGGCAAGGTGTTCGCACCGGCCAAGCCCAAGCTCGACAAGACGGCGCTGCTGAAGGCGACCGATGGGCCGAGGGCCGAAGATCTGAAGCAGCTGGGCGTGACGGCCAAGCCGGGCGAGGAATCGTTCGTGCTGGCCCGGGCCGAGCAGGCTGGGACCGTGGGATCGTGAAGCTCGCCTCGCTATCCCGGGTATCGCACCTCGCAAGCATGCGAGCACGATGGCAGCGTGCGCTCGACACTCGGCCTGATCTGCGCGTGCACGATCTGATCAGCGGCAATGTCGCCGATGAAGAGATGATCGAGGCGATCAAGCCCGCGCTGCACGCTGAGCTCAACAGGCGGATCGAGGTTATCGATGCCGAGCTGATCGAGCTCGGCATGTCGATCGACTGATGCCGACGCAGCCGCCGCGCTACCGGCCTCCAGGCTGGAAGCCTGGCAAGCCCTGGGAACGACCTGGGCTGTTCGTGAAGGACAATCGCAAGCGCGGCCGTGCCGGCATGCGCGATCGAGCCGCAGTGCTGGCTGAAGAGCCGCTGTGCCGTTTGTGCCTGGAGAAAGGGCTCGAGGTCGCCAGCGACGTCGTCGACCATATCATGCCGCTGGCATGGGGCGGCAGCGACGAGCGGCACAACAAGCAGGCGCTGTGCAAGCCCTGCCATGACGCGAAGTCCAAGGCCGAGCGGAAGCTCGCGCAACGGCGAAAAATCGCGGATTTCGATTGAAAATCATCACATGGGGAGGGGGAGGGTCAATCTCTCTCAACGTCCGCCGCCGGACACCGCCTTGGTGGTCAGATTTTCACGCGGTCGAAATCAAAGGGTAAAAAGTTGGGGGTCGATGGCGCGCGGTGGATCTAGGCCGGGGTCCGGTCGGAAGCCGACGTCGTCGGCGATCAAGAAGCTGCGTGGGACCGAAAAGGCGGAGCCGGAAACGATCCCGACGATCGCGGCCGACGAGGCACCGCTGATCTGCCCGATGCATCTTAGCGACCTGGCCCAGCTGCTGTTCGCGAAGATCGCGGGGATCCTCGCGGCCGAGAATCGTGCCAGCGGCAAATATGCCGAGCATGTCGCTCTGCTGGCGCTGCGCCTCGAGCAGATCCAGCGCTTCCAAGCGGTGCTCGAGACAGAAGGCGACACCTACAAGTCGGAAACGGCACGCGGGTTCATCATCCGCGCGCGGCCTGAGGTCGCGATGCTGTCCGATGCGATGCGCCAGGCGCAGTCACTGCTGGGCGAACTAATGCTGAACCCTGCCAGCGCACTGAAGCTGGCGTCCGGACACAAGCCCGAGGCGGGCGATTTCGACGATTTTTGAGGGTGGTTGATTGCATGTGGAGACGCGCGACTATCCGGCGATCGCCAAGCAATATGCGCGCGATGTCGTTTCGGGGAAGATCCCTGCCGGCAAGTCTATCGTCCGCCAGTGCCAGCGGCTCCTGGATGAGCTGAAGGCACAGAAAAAGGCTGCGTTTCCGCACCGGTTCGACGAGGAAAAGGCGGCGCGGGTGTGCCGCTTCATCGAGAGACTGCCGCATTCAAAGGGCAAATGGGCCCGCGCCAAGGAGCTGATACGGCTCGAGCCGTGGCAGGTCTGGATTCTGTGCTGCACGTTCGGATGGCTGCGCAAGCGCGATGGGCTCAGGCGATTCCGCGTCCTGTTCGTCGTCGTGCCGCGCAAGAACGGCAAATCGGCGATCGCCGCCGGTATCGGTCTCTATATGTTCTGCGCCGATGGCGAGTTCGGTGCCGAGGTCTATTCGGGCGCGACGAACGAAAAGCAGGCCTGGGAGGTGTTCAAGCCTGCAAAGCTGATGGCGCAGCGCACGCCGGCGCTGGTCCGGAAGTTCGGCATCGAGATCAACGCCAAGAACCTTGTCCGGATCGGCGACGAGAGCAAGTTCGAGACGATCATCGGCGATCCCGGCGACGGACAGAGCCCGAGCTGCGCGATCCACGACGAATATCACGAGCATCCTGACGACGGGCAGGTCGACACGATGCAAACCGGCATGGGCGCTCGCGAGCAGCCTCTGCAGGTGCTAATCACGACCGCCGGGGATAACCTGGCGGGCCCTTGCTACGCGAAGATCCAGGAGGAACGCGAAAAGCTCCAGGGAATCGGGGCAACGGAAGAGCAGAAAGCGGCCCGCGAGGCCGCCGGAATGGGCCAAAACGGTGGTCCGCCGCTCGACGACGAGACGTTTTTCGCCGAATTTGCGGCCGATGACGAAGACGATTGGCGCTCCGAGGCGACCCTTCGGAAGGCCAATCCGAACCTGGGCGTGTCGGTTGATGGCGATTTCCTTCGCGCCAGGCAGCGCGATGCGATCTCGACGCCTCGAAAAGCCGGTGTTTTCAAAACGAAACACCTCAATCTGTGGGTCGCTTCGAAGGCAGCGTACTTCGATATCCAGAAGTGGCGTGCCTGCCAAGACCTGAACCTGCCGATGCGGGGCCGGGATCTGTTTAAGTACGAGGCGCTGCGCGGTCGCCGGTGTGTCGCGGGGCTCGATTTGGCGTCGAAGGTCGATATCGCCGCGCTCGAGCTGCTGTTCCTGCCGATCGGCGGCAAGCCGACGGTCGATGACCCGTATGTTCGGGTCGGTTTCTATTTTCTGCCCGAGGAGACAGTCCTTTCGGTGCCAGCCTATCAGGGCTGGGACAGCCAGGGCCTGATCAACGTCACCCAGGGCAATATCATCGACTATGACGAGATCCTGGACACGTTGCGCGACGTGCGCGACTTCGCCCAGCTCGAGCAGGTCGCCTATGACCCGCATCAGGCGACGTACCTGGCGACGACGGCCATCAAGGATGGCTTTCCGATGCTGGAATACCGCCCGATCGTGCTGAATTTCTCCGAGCCGATGAAAGAGCTCGATGCGCTGACCAAGGCCGGGACCATCGTTCACGGTGGCTGCCCGGTCATGGAATGGCAGATGAACAACGTCGTCGCGCAGGCGGACCGGAAAGACAATGTCTACCCGAACAAGCCACGCCCCGAAGCCAAGATCGACAACCCGGTGGCGCTGATCAGTGCGCTGGGCTGCAGCATGACGAAGGAGGAGGAAGTGATCCAGACTTCGCCATGGGATGATCCCGAATTCTCGATGACGGCCGACGAGGACCAGGCCTGATGGGTTGGTTCACCGATTGGCTGCTGGGCGGCGTTGAAGAGCGCTCGATCGAGGACCCGAAGTACAATCTCAGCGAGAGCCCGGAAGAGCTGCTGCGCCTCCTGGGCATCGCCGAGGCGCAGAATGCACTCCCGATCGTGTCGATCGAGGCGGCTCTGGGCGTGCCAGCGGTGTTCTCGATTGTCGCCTTCCTGTCCCGCACGCTGGCCGCTCTGCCTCTTCCAACGTTCGAGGCTGGCGACAATGGCGCCCGGGTCGATGATCCGGTGGCTCAGCTGCTCAGCTATGCCCCGAATGAGGGCGAAACCAGCTATGGCTGGCGTCGCTGGCACTGGCAGCAGGTGTTCACCGGCGGCCGTGGGCTCGCATGGATCGAACGAATTGGCAGGCGCCCGGTAGCGATCTGGCCGATGGATCCGGCGCTGACCACCATCCGGCGGGTCA